TCATACGAAATTATATATGCAGAAGGTAATTTTAATAAAGAAGATATAAATAACAATCAATTATATCCTAAGTTTACTTGTATACCTGCAGAAGATAAAGATAAAATAATAACATAATTCATTTCAACCCTACTGCTTTCCGTGCACGTACTCACAGCAGAGCAAACTCCAGGTTGCTACCTTGCGGTCATCGCTAACGTACAGGGAAATGCCATTGGCAAGATTTGGACGCCCTTGAGCTTTCATAATCGTTGTGGCTGTCGGTAGGTCTCACCCGACATTATATCTAACGCATCTTACTGCGCCTATCTCCGAAGAGCTACGAAGACCAATGGGCCACTAATTTTGTATACAGCCATAAAAGAATCCACCACCATCTTTCATAACATGTTTGTTTATGTGGTCGAGATAAGTTGTTAACTCATTCCTCAGCACATCACAGAGACTAAAGAGATCAATAGTTTCTGGTAAAGTCACTCCGACGAACAAATCTCCTGTCACCGGTAGAAGATAATATAGACCGTCTTGTAATATTATCACGCTCATCAGCCCACTCCTTTACTAGTTTAAACCAAAGTTCTTTGTACTTAGGGTCTTTAGTTTTGTCCCACATCTTCCAGGCATTATCTATCTTCTTTTGCATCTTCTCCTCCTACTTTTGTGCCAAATGCAATTATCTTCTTGATCCCTGTTCCCTGAATCTCGATGTCTGCATAAGGCTTCCATGCTTTCTTAATCAGATTTAATTCTAATACAAGATTAGACCATTGTTTCTGACTAATGTTACTTCCTGTTATTGTTAATTTTTTCATAACCATCCTTTCTATTCTTTCTTATAGGATATTATGTTAGATCTGTCAACCCTGGCCTTTGTATCTTCTTAATCTTTTTTGTCTTTTCTCTCCCTTTGAGAGCGATTTTTTATGTTGTCTAGGTCCTCTTTTCTTAGGCTTATCACGGGGTATGAAGTGTGTAAATTTCTGCTTGGCCAAGTTACTCTTTCCACTCCTTTACGAAAGGTTGGATGTCTTTATCTGAAGGTGTTGCAATGACAGGTAGATAACTTATTTTACCATTGATGTGTTGTTGTAGGTCAGCACCACAATTCATGCATCTATAAAGTTCATTAGTTAAACCAACTAACATTGTGTCTTCATCGCATGTTGGACATTTACCATTAACAACTTCTGCTGATACTTTCATTATTGACAACTTAAACACTCATCGCTGTCTTTGTCAAGGTCTGCGAGTGCTTCTTGTTTGCAGTCATCGCTGCAAAACATATCAAATTCGTCCTTTGGTTCGAATTCTTTTTTACATTTATTACATTTTTTCATTATTCTAATATTAGTTTTTTTATTGATAAAGATCCATCAATATTTTTTTCTAATTCTGCTTTTGATTTAATACATTGATATTTTATGTGTGACTTAGATGAACGTTTCGCGACACGCTTGCCTTTGAGACAATCTGACATTGTTGGCTGGATACGTGCTTCCTTAATTTCTCCGTGTACAATCATAAGTAAAGCTACAATCAATTCTGTCATACTGTTTTACCTTTGTTTTCACCTTGCTTGATAACATACTTTTGTGTACCATGCTTGCCTGTTTCTACTTCTTTTTTTAAATTTTTTGCTAGACTCGCAGCTTTGTTCTCTTTGTTTATCTGTGCAATGTGATCTAATACTTTTCTATTAATGCGCCCCGTTGCCATTTGCCCTTACCTTATCTTTTAAATCTTCTATATCACTTAATGCTTTTTCTAATTGATCTCTTAAAAATTCTATATTTACTTTGTTTGTCATATTCATCTCTTGAGTCTCTTCCATTTTCTCAACGGACTTATACAAATCTTCCAATAAAAAATGTTGTTCCTGGTCCACGGGTACTTGTTCTGATTTTTTAAGTAAATCATTTTCAAACAACTCACGTGATGTCTCTAGCGATACTAATCTTGAAGTCAGCTCCGTGTATGCGAATACACCCATAGCAACTAAAATTATTAGAGAGGCTACGGTTTTCATCGGCATCTGTACTGCAGCCGACTCTGATATGTTTAATGGTTTATTTGCCATTCTTTTTCTTTTTCTTATCCTGAAAGATTCTTTCTATAGGCGCAGCAAGTTTATCTAAAAAAATACAAAATTTTATAATATATTTATCAATCATTTTTTGGTCCTATAAATTTATCACCCATAAGTTTGATGTCAGGATTTTCTTTTTTATAATCATCTTTTAAATCATCCCAAAGACTTCCTTTAGGTTTTTTGTTTTCAGGAATGATTATACCAGAGCATTTTGATACTAGCAATTGGAAGTTAGGATTACGTGCAATTGTGGGGTTATTGTTGACTTTTCCACACATTTTCATCAGTTCTAGTTGTTGCTTTAATTGTGCATTTTCTGTTTGAACTGCTCTAAATTCTTTTGTGCAAGCTGAACCTAGATAGTGTCTCCAAGTTAATCTTAATGACCTATCATCAGAAGGACTAGTATAATTATTATCGGGATTAAAATGCCTATAACTGTTTTCTGAATCTCTTTGTTCGACTGATAAGCTAATATCACCAGTACTACAAGTATTAGTACCGTCATTGAGATACTCATTTCTAGGATACGCAGGTTCTATAAAAGATAACAGAACAAATAAAATAATTAGTATGCCTGTGAAGTAGTAATTCATCCTGAGAACCTCCATACATTACCTATTTAAATCCTTGATATCGTAATCGTGTTCTCTTACTTGATCTGCAAGTTGTCTATATAAATTTTCTGCCATCTGCCATGTCGCTTCAGCAGAAGATAGTCTTGTATTCTGGTCTGTAATATTTTTTTGTGCTTGTTTAAGATCTTTTGTTAGATTTACAATTTCTTGTTGATTTGAATTGATAGTGTCTGTGAGATTAACAATATACCTAACGCCAGTAAACGTTCCAACCAATACGGATGCAACTACCGGTACCATTACTATATTTTTCTTTAACAGATCTGCTAAATTCATATGGCATAAAGTCCTTTATTAAAAGATTATAGCTCCTAACACAAATGCAACAGAAGCAATTATAATTTCTGTTCTATAATGTAATTGCCAAACCATAAATTTATCTTTGTATTTATTTATCATCGTCTTCCTCCAAGTTTCTCAGCTGATAGTCATAACTCCCTTCTTCGTGTTCGTCTGTAATCCATTTAGCTGAATTTTCTACGGAATATATCTTACTGCTTACTAATCTATTAATCAAGTTCTTGTTTGGATCAACACCCATAGATGCATCAAACATTTTAAGCCTATTATTGGGCTGTATTGCAAAGTTTCCGTCTTCTAATTCAAGTACATGACCACACTTATGCTGGTCAGGTTTCTCTGCATAACCAAAATTTAACTCGTTAAAGTCTCCTGCACACCAGTCAATTGTAAATAGATACTTACCTTTACGTTTTACTTTACGTCTAGATGTATATTGCATGGTAGCACCAGCTAGTTCGTAAAAAGTTGTGACACTTACATTATAACTAAAACTGTCCCACATAACTAATTCATCAAGTGGTAATTCTTTTACTCCAGGTTTAGTACAGAAAGCTGAGATAGGTGCCCTCCACCATAGACCGCCATCCTCCATTAAGAAATGAAACATAGGTACTCTGTTTGGTATAGAACTAAAACCAAACACTCCTACTTCAAAATATTTATCGTGAGAATCTTTTTGATCTCTTAAATAGTTACCTCTGACATAACATTCTATGACAGGTATATTTGCATTTAGATAAGCCATTAGTCATTTATCTCCCCCCAATTGTCTCCTGATTCATAGTCAACTTTATTTGGGACTTCCAGAGTAACAGCATGTTCCATAATTTCAATAACCTTTTTAGCCTGTGCGTCATTCTCTATTGATAGGTCTAACTCATCATGTATTTGTATATGTGGTACAATTCCTTCTTTATATAACTCTAACATAGATTTTTTTGTCATGTCAGCTGCACTACCTTGAATTAATTTGTTTAAAGCTTTGTATGTATAAGCTCTCTTGATCCCCGGTCCATGTTCCTGGAGTGCATCTTCATGATTCATTGCTTTGTGCATACCAAAACTATTAGGTTCCCATAAATGAAACCTGCAAAGTCTTCCAAGTAGAGTTCTAATCTGACCACGATCTTGTGCTCTGTTAGATGCTTTGTCCATTAACTGTTTAACGAAAGGTACCTTTGCGTGATAAGTATTAAATAATTCTGCAGCTTTGTCTTTACTAACACCTAGTTCTGCTTGTAATTTATTTTTACCCATACCATAAAATAATCCTAAGTTAATTGTTTTTGCTTGTGTTCTAGGTATCTCTGCCATATCTGCTACAGTCTGGTGAAAGTCTGCGCTAGGGTCGTTCTGATAAGAATCAACTACGTCATAAACAGATGGTAGTTTATATAATGCCGCGTAGTGTACAACGAGACGTGGTTCCTGCTGTGAGTAGTCAAAGACTCCCCACTTACAACCTTCTTCAGGTATAAACAGTGATCTAATTTTAGGTCCTAGGTCCTTGTTACGTGCTGGAATTTGCTGCAGGTTAGGGTTCTGATAAGAGAATCTTCCTGTAACTGTGCCACCACCTGCATTACGCAACTGATTTATTTCTGCATGTATTCTACCTTTGTGTTCATAACGTAGAATAGAATCTATAAAAGTTGTGTGTGCTTTGTTAATCTCTCTTGCTTTTGCAATCATATTAACAACAGGATGTTTGTGTTCTTGTAAAAAGTTTTTAGTAAAACTAGGTGCTTGTGTTTTTTCTGTTCTATCAAACTCTATCTTTAAGTTTTCAAAAACTTCTGCTATACTACTTGCGGCCCAAATCTGTGGCCGTACATTAGTTTCTTTTTCAATAGCATTAAGTAAATCATTCTCTTCATTAATTAATGTTTTCTTAAGATTGTGTGCTCTTTCTACATCGACTCTGACACCTTTGAATCTCATGTCAACTAGACAAGGAAATAAATCTGTTTCTAGTTCCATAATAGATTGTAAGTCTTGTGCAATAAGTTCTTTTTTCATTTCTTGCCACAAACCAAATGTTGCTTCTGCATCTCTTTCTGCATATGTTCCAACATTTAGTGATGGTAATTTATACATTTCTGATTTAGGATCGATGCCCCATTCCGCTGCTGCTTCTGCAAGTGCTGCTTCGTTTTTACCAAAACCTAAATACTTCCACGACAAACTATTAAGATCATATCTAAATCTATTTTCATCAGTTACAGCTGCAGCTATCATTGTGTCAACAATTCTACCATTTATTTTAAAACCCATGGCTCTAATCCAACACACGTCGTACATTGCATTGTGAAATATTTTTGTAGAAGTTGTATCTAAAATATCTTTAAACCATTCTAATACTTTTTTACGGTCCATGTTACCACCGCCTTCGTGCGCAATAGGAAAGTATCCTTTGTAATGTGCAGTCGCTACAGCTATTCCTATAACTTCTCCATTACCTATAATTGCTCCAGATCCTTTTTTAATTAAGTCCGGGTCCCTTGTCTCTAGGTCAATTGCAATTTCATCAACCTGTCTAAGGTCTGGAAATTCTGTAGGTATAACCCATTCTGTTTGTGCGCTAAATGTAGGTATCTTCATCTGGTTTCCTTTTGATATACATGGTTGATTCTTATTTTTTTATTTATTTTTTCTTTGTTGCTAAATGCATACAAAGCAGCGTCATAGTTGTGTGGAAATATTTCCCAATCAACTAACCTTGGATATATTTCTAGATTAAATTTATGTTTATCTATTTTAATTGTTTTTCTAATTACACTTCTTTTCATAATGCCAGATAACAAAAAATCAGTAGGCAGGTAAACAGCCCCATATAAAATGGTATATGATTATTTGGTTCCATAGTCCCTTTGTTTAATCATTTCTAAATAATGTATTGCTTTATCGATGTCTTCTACTCCGCCTTTCTGTGAGTGCCTGCATATGTACTTTATAGCGTTTCCTTCCGCAAAAAGCAATTTATTCTTGTTAATAAACTCTGCCGGCTGTATCTCCATGTACATGTAATGTGTCCCCGAAACTTGTTTTAAGTATGGGTTCTCTTTCTTAGATGTCATAACTTCTATCCTCTCTTATTGGTGTCATTATATATAAATTTTGTTTTGTACGTGTTACTCCTACGTACCAAACTCTGTGTTCTTCATCATGTTTGTCTTCACTCTTATCTACAGCTTCTCTTATTTTTTTTGTATTATCTAAAATAAGTAAAACATTTGTTGCTTCACCACCTTTAGCTGCATGTATAGTTGATAATTTTACTCTTGCTGTTTTTGATAACTCTTCTCCACCACGCAACATTTCTCTAATGTATAAACATTCTTCTGGGTCTTGTGTAAATACTTCGTACCAGTCGTGCTCTTTTACATGACCGTATTCTGTTAAATCATACATTCTTTCTTCTGTAGGAAATGGATCTGGATTTTGTCCTGTCTGTTCTAGAACATCTTTTAGTTCAGATAGAGATAATGTATCTCCTTGTTGCCATCTTGTGTAATGTTTTACTGCTGTATACAATCTTGTCTTATAACTTTTTCTACCTTTTAATTCAAAGTAAATAGCCATTTCTTCTAACACAGCTTTTAATTTAACTAACTTATCATTTGTTCTGGATAGTATTAACCAATCACCTTGATGCAATGGAACATCTTCTATCGATGTTATATGATTTACAGAGCCTCCTTCAGGACGTGAAGCCCACTGTTTTTTAATTCTTCTGTTGTCAGGTATACGATTTAATATTTGATCTGCTATCTGTTGTACTTCGTAAGGCACCCTGTAAGATTGTGGCAGAATAATGTTCTTTGCAGGCTCGTCTTGAAATCGTTGTACGTCTGCACCAGCCCAACCATAAATAGCTTGATCGTCATCACCCGCTAGGATAACATGTTTAGAGTTTTTCTTAAGTATATCGTACATTTTCCACTGTATTGGTGACAAATCTTGTGCTTCATCTACAAATACTACGTCATATTTTGGACACAATTCTGACACATTAAATTTTTCGATCATGTCAGTAAAATCTACAAGACCATATGAATATTTATAGTTATCTACTTCATCTTTTAAAATTTGTAATTGGTGTTTATCAATATCCTCTGAATACATATCGGTGTTGTATTCTTCTTGAATAGTTACGTTCTTGATCCTTGCTGCATTTATAATATTAAAGTATTCACTATCAGAGTCTACAAATCCTGTCTTCTCTTCTCCGTTAGAATAAACTGTAACTTCTATGCCAAGTTTACGACCTATGTCTTGGTAGTGCTCGTCTTGCATCACATTACTTTTTTTCATACCCAACTGTGTAAAAGCCAGTGAGTGTAGTGTTCTAAAATGTTTTAAATCTTTTTTCTGTAGTCTAGGGTATGCATCCAACATTCTATCTACTGCTTCTTCTGCAGCTTTCTTTGTAAATGCAAAGTAACCAATCTTATCGATAGGTGTACCAAGTTTAACAAATGTCTTTACATACTTAATAAGTTTAGTTGTTTTACCTGTACCTGGAGGACCTAATATTTTTCTAACAGCCATTACATTATCTCCGTGTTGTGTAATAATTTATTATGATTAATTTTAATATCCTCAAATTGTTCTATGCTTATACAAACCACATTCTTTGTAGGTGTATTATATTTACCTTTTTCTGTTGTTGGATATCTTTTCTGTTCTAAAAATTGTATGTCACAATGTTTGTAATTAGTTTTCATCATAACACCTGTCTTGTCTTCACCGTGTTTCCAGTTCTTGGATTTTAGTTTGTCGTAAAATTTATCAAACTTAAAGTATGCATAACCATCTTCTATTAACACTGTGCCAGATTTAAATGATGCATCATTCATAGCTTTAGGTCCATTTATTTTTGCATGTAGTACATCATGTAATTTTTCTTTTGGTGACGTACCAACTGGTGGATTAATTATTTTTTGTGTTTGAAACAAAGCTTCTAATACTGTTTGATCTTCCGGTGCTTTTATAATTGGTGGTGGAAACCCTGCAGCTTTTGCTATTGAGTTTCTACGTTTACGTTGATCGGTTACGTGTTCGATTGTTTTACAATGCACTGTTGCCTTACCAATACCATCTGGTTTAGTTACATCAAATTCATATTCCGGATCTGGTTCTATATCTATCTTTCTTAAGTTTGTTAATACAGGATACTGTCCTTTTGATCCTGCTAGTATACCAAACTTCTTTTTAACACAGATACCTTTCTTACAAAAATCACTGATAGGACTCTGGTTACAAGTGTAACCTTTTTCTGATCGATTCCATGACCTTGTCTTTTGTTTTAATTTGTTGTCGTCCCACGCATTAGCGTGTTCTCTTGCAAAATATTTAACAGGTGCGTTCTTAACTTTCTGCTCCCAAGTATCAGGGTACTTCATCTTCACAAACACATGGAAGTTATACATAAATCTATCTTTACCATCAAAAGTAGGTTGATCCGATATTTTAGATATCAAAGCAAGACAAGGTGGTCCCTCTAAAAAATCTTCGTCCACACCTTCCATAGATTGTCTTTCCATTTCTTCTGTAATGGTTTTTAATTCGTCTACATTGGTTGTGTTTGCATCTACAACTTTTATGAATTGTTCTAGTGTAAAAAATGTACCGTCAATATTAACAGCTTTTCTTTGTCCGCCATAGTATGGCAGGTTTATAAACTGTCCCGGTTTCATGATCCCTGTTTCCGGATCCTTGGTTAGTTGTGTTTGCTTAGGAAATATTTCACAGTCTGGTTTAAGATTAAATATAGGTAATAGGTTACTTAAGAATGATACAATAACCGTTGATTGTACAAACTCATTCATAAATAAATATAAGTGTAGTCCACCACTTTTAGATTCTACTGGTACTAACGGTAGTTTATATTGTTGAATAGTTTCTAAATAAAATTGTTTGTCAAAATTTTCATATTGTTTTGGGTCCACATCTATTACACCAAATACAGCGGTACCTTTTTCATTAGTAGGCTGTATCCCAACAGATATGTTTCCTTCTAAATGTTCTTGATAAATAGTGTCAGTAAATTCTTCGTAGTTCCAACGATAAACCGGTTTCTTTTTACCGCTTTCTGGGTCTACAACAGCGTTAGTCCAATCTGCAATTCCGTATGCATGTCTATAGCCATTAAATATTTTTATATATTCTTGCATAATTATCCTGTCTACGTAGGCCACTTAGTCTCCCTTGTGGCCCACGCTGTGCACATACCCCGAGGGGATTATATAATGCTTTTACTTTCTGCTGGTTTTTCTTCACCATGCTTTGCTTTCACTGCACCTTTAGAGATGCTTTCAGAGAAAGATTTAGCTTGTTGATAAAGACCTGCGTCAGTAATAGGACCAACTTTACTTACTTCCCAACCAAACCAAGTGCCTTTGTCATTAGACATTTGAGTAGTCTTTAGTTTGTAAATGTGGCTAAAAGATGCCGGTGTATATAAACCGTTCTTACCTTTTAGTTTTATGCCGGACATCATTGAATTCCATTTTCTACTAATTTTTAATTGAGTAGATTTCATAGAGATCAACGCAGTCGATGGACTGTCTCCAGTTATAATTACAAAATGTGATGCAGTTTTTTCGATGTAATTACCGTTTGGTAATCTATCTTTATAGTTTGCATCTGGTTTTGTTTTGGACATGATATCAGATGAAGAATCATAGATTGCAACTGGTGCACCTGGTCCTTCTCCTCTATCCTTCCATTCAATGTATTCAAGTTTATAGAATGCAGGAATGACATCTAAGCCTTTCACTCCATCATACAACTCGCCAGAAACAGAATTGAAAATCATTCCTGGTTCTGCACCCTCAACATACTTACCGTCACGTTTATTAACTTCCGGTGAAAGTTGTCCTAGGATTTTAAGAAAAGGTAAGGCAAGATCTTCTTGACCTATTGCGCCTAAACCTTTTGCTGCATCTTCTTCAAACATATTAGCTGGAAGAGGAGCAGACTTTTTTTCTGTTACTTCATTCATGGTTATTTATTCCTTGTTATTTTTGTTCTGTTGCTCGTGAACAGGTTAAATAAGTCAGAAGGCATATCGAGTCCAGCCTCAACACGCTCTCTGACTAGTGCTTTAAGTGTCATTGGTTCAACCTTTAATTTCTGGATAGGTTCATACCCTTGACCTTGCGCAAGGACAGCATATTGCTGTGCCTTGTTATCTTCGGAACGTCCAAAAGCAACGGTTACCTCATTTTTGATAAGGTCACCCAGTCCGTTCTCACGAAGCCATTTATATGCTTCTTCCTTTTTATCTGCAGGTATAGAAGCACCATAGACAGGTTTAACTTCTACTGAAGTCCCGTCTGATAATTTTAATGTAGAGATATTCATTTCTTGCATCATAGTAGGTATTACCTCTGCTGATACTAGTTCTACTTTTCTTTTTATCTCTTTATATTCTTGTTCTTTAACTAAAAGTTCCTCTTCTAGTTCTTGTAGTTTTACTACTTGATCAGATAATTTTTTGGCATCATTAGCACCATCCAACTCTTCTCGTTTTTCTTGTTCAAAGTCAATCGACATTGATTTCTCCTTTCTCGTATAAGTTTA